CTGCGCCCACGACAGCGTTAACGGCCTCCTAGAAGGTATCGTTAAGTGTCAAGGGAAGTACTTTTTGCAGTTTCAACCTTGGACTTGGCCACCTCGGCTGCAATGATGTCGGCCTCTACGCTAAACCCGCACTTTCGGAGCGTCCACAGTACCTCCTGTAGGGTCGGTGTTTTGCGCTGCCCGTAGGCCCAAGGCGCACGCTCTAATTCGGCTTTCCACGCCCCCGCAGGGCTGTCATTGTCTATCACCAGTAAATCCTCCCTGTGCCGCGCTTACAGGCCCAATTCGGCGGGGGAACGTGCGCCCAATACAGGTGCCTCACTCGTTGATACCGACGTATCCATTCTCTGATGCGTTTCATGCTTACTCCGCAGAATAGGACTCCGTGGGCGACTTCCATGCCGCAAGTTCTGGTTTGATCCAACTCGGATCAGTCCAGAGGAGCCGGTTGTTGGGATAGGCAATCCATGGCCCATCGTCTAACGCAATGACATGATGGTTCTTGTGCTGGTCGGGGGTTTCGCTCCACCCGTCCTTGGCCCAATCTATCGTGAACAGATAACGGCCTTTCCTGACCGTCTTATCGCGCCCCAAAGCCTCTACGCGGTGGTTCTTGAGGAACGCGAACTCATGTACTTGGGCGTAGTAGCCATAACTGTCCCACCAGCAGGACTGTTCTACGGGAAGCGGCTGACACGGCTTACTGCATAGCGCATGAATCGGCACTCTCGCCCATTGTGCGCCCGCTGCCAGCATCACCTGAAAGCACACCACTCGGGCGGGTTCAGCGCGGAATCCAAACACCGTGGCCTCGCTAAACTCTCCGTGGCCCCGTTCGTGGTTAAACAAAAACTCGTTACGCACCCACGCGCTAATGTAGGGCGTGTCGTGCAGAAACTTCATACCAGCCCTTCTTTGTCTAACTGCATGATTGTCCGGGCCATGCCATCGTAGTGAGCCAAGCGCAATTCATCGCGTGACAGCCCGCTCTTGTGCGTTCTGCCGTCTATTTCGTCGTGGCAGGCGCTACACGCCCACGCACCGATTAAGTCGGGGGATTTCATACCCATGCCGCTAACGCCGTTTAAGCGTATGTGACAAAGCACCACGGTTTCATTGTTAAAGTTGCAGATACCGGGCAAGCGCACCATGCAGCCTCGGCCTTTGGCTTCTTTACGAAGGCTCATTCATCACCGGAGCAGGTATATCTATGCCCATTTCCATGCAGCGCGTTTCTAAAAATAACAAGTAATCGCTAAATTCTTGTTTGGTCAACGCAGAGGATCGTTTAAGCGGTCGCATACGCTTACGCCCAAACCCCTCCAGCGTCTCCCACCCAAAACACTCGCCCAAAAAATACTCATGGAGGTCATCGCGTGTCCACCCTGCCAATGCCTCACCGCCGCCCTCTAAAATACAGGGGTAACAAACACCCCACAGAAACGAGTTCTGCTGATTGGTGCGCGGCTTCTTCCACTCGGTCACCTCTATCGCCCACGTTTTGTCAGACGATAGCCCTTGCACCATGCGGATCGCCGCATTGGCTAACTGTTCTGGCGTAGTGCCTTTGGCAAAGATGCGCTTCACCGGCTGGCCTCAAACCACTCGCGGGCGTATTCCACTTCCATATAGTCGCGGAACCATGGGCCGCCGCGTGTGAAGTGGACGGCAATCGGGTTTGGGCAATGGTCGCGGGTGTACCAGCCCTCAAGGTAGTTCCACGCTATCGGCAAGGAGCCGATGGACTCGTCCTTTAGCCACTCAAAGCGGTGCAGGAACATTCCACTCTCTCTGTTCACGACCTCGGGTGTCAACGCCTTGACCTCGGGGTGCGAACAGTTCATAAACATAAAACTAGACCAATTCTTTCGTGGATACTGATGTTGCGTTTGACCGTCCATCTTGACCTTCTCAAACGGCCTGTAATCGTGCTGTACCACAAAGCACGCTTTTGCCCCGTCCATGTAGTCGGTGATCGCAGCAATGTCCCCCCGAAAAAGAAAGTCGCAGTCCATAAACACCGCCCAACCGTCGTAACCGGCGAGGTATGGGGTCAAGAAGCGGGTAAACGAAAACTCCGTCGCCGAGAGCGGATCAAACTCCCGCGTGTAAAGACCACGCTCCCGAAGTTCTGATTGCTTAATAGGCTGGATGTCCAGTGGGATAGAGGAGTGTTTCAGTAGGCTCTTGCGGCATACCTGATACGCAATGTCCTCGCGGCTGTCCCAACCGATAAATACCTTCACAGTTTTTCCTCAAAGTCTATATAACGCCAGCCGAGATACTCCGGTGCCACGGCATATACGTCGTAATCGTACCCTCGTTCCTTATCAGCAATGCGCCGCACTAACCAATCGGGGAACGTCGTTCGGACATCAACCAGCGCCGCTACCGTTAGGCTTGCATTGACGATGTAGTAATAGTCGGGTCGTGGGTCAGCGGCATCAAATGACTTCTTGGCGCAGATCGCGGCTGTTTCAAACGGCCATGCCTGATAGCCAAAGTCATGCTTGATGTGCTTAACCTCTATCCGTTTGCCTGAAGCGTAAATGTCGCCCTTATCAGCATATTCTTTGCGGTCAGCAAAGTCGGCACGCAGCCTACGCTGCGGGAGCGTCACCGTATGCCCAAGGTTTAACAGGTAAGTCGCCACTACGATCTCCGCAGGGCGACTCGCCCGAAACCGCGCCTCAAAGTCAGAATGGGGCGCTGTCAAAGTCATCCCAGTTGTCCTCGGTCAATTGTTTCTGCTGCACTTTCTGTTCTACGACAGCAGGCTGCCCAGTGCGGCCTATACGACCCTCACCCTTGGCTTGGAATGACAGCGACAGAAACTTATCGCCCGTCTTTTTGCTCGCCTTAATCCAGCCAGAGACGTTGTAATCCACGTTGTTAATCACGCAGGTGCCTCGGTAGTCGGGCCTATTAGCGTTCTCGCCCTTGTCGTTCTTAAACAACACGCCTTTCATGTTCGGATCGTAATTCACAGTTTCACCTTTTCCAGTTGCTTCAGTTTATCTTCCAACTCACCGAGGAACTTACGCACCTCGGCCTCTAACTCTGCAATTCGTGTAGCGTCACGCGCCACACGTACAATCAGCATTTGCAGATGCTCGGGTAGGCGTGGGTCGTAACTCACAAATTCCGTCCACGGCGCACTTGTTACCGCCATTTGCCACATCATTTGGGTCACATAGCGTTCTGGGGGCTTACCCGCTAAAACGTATTCCAAATGCGTAGCCGTATTCGGACACTTGATCTCTATCAGCCCCTCGCCTACAAAACCGTCCGGGGACGCTCCAGAGCCGGGGATGTCGTGGTGCGGGATAAACCCGACCTCCTCCACCAACTCGCCTGTCTTGGCGCTATACGCGGCCCGTGCTTGCGGCTCGGTCTGCACCCCCCACTCCATCGCGGCGTTAGAGAAACCCTCGGTGGGCTTGCCGGTAAGACGCTCACAGATCAACTGCGCCATATAGTTCTCGCGGGATGCGCCATAGCCGTTCTTGGTTTTGGCTACAACATCAGCCACACGACTGGCGGTCACTTTGCCCAACCGGGCTTGCAACCACACCTCACGGTCGGCTTGCTGCGGCCCCTGCAATCGGTCGGTGACAATTGCTTTTTTCATGCATTTCTCTCGCGTATGTCTGAAGCGCAAATCCGTGCGCCAGCCGATTTACCGGGGTGTCCATCGTCATTCCATAAATCTGCAAGGTCGTCACACAACTCTGCACACGCTTCACATTCTTCTGCGGCAACAAGAACGGCAAAATGTTCAATTCCTTCTGTTGAAAATGTCCATACGTTTGATCCTGAAGCAAAAGAAACTTCTTGCGCCTCACGCGCCATCTGAATAATGTCGTCGCGGGTCATGCAGCCTCCGGGGGTGTAGTCAGTTCCTTCTTGCGGGCGGTAAAGGCATCAATGTGCGTCATGCGCTGTTCTTTCGTTAGGCGCTTGAACAACTTAGTCAGTTCGTCCAGCGATGCAGCGCCCGCGATCAGGTTCACAAGGTCGGGGTCAATCTGCGGTGCGGCAGTTTCACCTTCTGGCAAGTCGCTTCCCGCGTACAAGTACAGGCCCAATCCAAATAGTGAGCAGCACTTTGTGACGGCTCGTTGTATTGCGGTGTTCGTCGCAAACGAGTCAGGGTTGACGATTGGGCGGTTGCGGTTGTCCATCACCGGCAGGATGCAAGTTTTAATCGTCTCGCGGAACTCCACAGAGACCTTGACCATCGCCGTGCCGTCCTTCAAGTAACACAACGGCATCCCGTCGTATTCGTGAACCGTGTAGCGCACGTTAGAGTCAAGTTTGAGCATTTCTGCCCACGCCCACGCCCAACTCAAGTAAGTGAGATTGCCCTTACGCTCGGTGTGGTCGTTGACGTTGATCTTCAGTAATTCGCTCATCGTCGGCTCCGTAAAATCTTGTTGAGTTCTTCATTGATAATGCTGGTCAATTCAGCGAGTGCAGCGTTACAGCGTTCGGTGCGTTCTTCCTCGTCGCGTTCCTGCATCTCCAAGTCCTGCTGATGCCACCACGAGTCATCATCAAAGCGGTTATTTTCCATTACGCACCTCCTCTGTCGTATTGCAGCCGCCATCGCAGCGGTCAACGGTTGCGGCGATTAGGAACACAACGGTTATGGCAATACACAAAATCAGGAAACGGTCTATGTTTCGCATGTCTCAATCCTCGTAGGAGTGGGAATCGTCAAAGGCTTCGCGGGCAGCGGTACGGATGTACTCATGCACCCGAGCCTCGCAGAGTTCGTAATCAGCCTTGGACATACATTGGATGTCGGCTTTGATGTGGCACGGAATGTACTTGCCGTCGCCCTCGGGCGCGTAGCCGAGCAGCCATACATTCTCAACGTAGACGTTTTCAGAAAGTCCAACGTCAGGTTCGGCGGGGTCGTAAGAGAATTCAATCTCTACTTCCCAAAGTGTGCCGAGTAGATAGAGTTCCGTAGTGCAGGTGTGAGACATATCTGTTGCTCCTGTTAGCGCCAAGCGGCGCGGCGTTCTACATAGTAATATTGGCTGCCAATTTCACGGGCGGCTTGTTTGGCTTCAGCATACGAACGATAAACACGCTCTAAAACAATGCCTTGGACGTTGTTATAAACGCGCCATTCATTGCCACAGCCTTCAACGCTGGTGTAACGGGTAACGGGGTATTCTCGGGTTTGCATATCTGTTGCTCCTGTGTTGTGTCTGTCAACGTCAATAGTTTAGCCCCCTAAACAAACGAAATGCAATACCTCTAGCAAAAAAAAGTTTAACCCCCTAAACTCCCGGCTATGGACATCCAGAAATTGATAAACAAATACGGTAGCCAACAGGCGCTAGCCAAGGCTTTTGGGGTCACCAAAGGGGCCGTGAGCCATTGGGTTAAGGCAGGGGCCGTGCCAGCGGCTCGGCTATGGCAATTGAAGGCTGGGCTGGTAAAGCCCCCACAAAGCCGCTAATGCGGTTATACGGCCCCATAAACGACAAACCCCCGAGCGGGGGCAACGGGGGCTTGACGCGGCTGGTTGGCAGCCTATACGCTTTGGGATGTGCAATAGCGTGGTGCAAGATTAGGCTCCGGGGGAAATGCCTGTCAAGCCCACGCATGGATCAACTAACCATGAATGGGCAAAACAATGCTTTTTTACACTCGTCACCTCGGGGACTACGCCCGAGATACAGGCCATCTCACAACCTTTGAGCATGGCGTTTATAACCTTCTGTTAGATCGCTTCTACGCGACCGAAAAACCGTTCTCCGAGAAGGAGGCGATGCAATTATGTCGCCCCAAGAACGGACGGGAACGTGAGCATATCCGTGCCGTCCTAAACAGTTTTTTCGTTCTTACCGCGTCCGGTTATGTGAACCCTCGGGCGATGCGAGAACTGGAAAAAATCCATGAAAAACAAGCAAAAGCAAAATTAAGCGCCCAGCAAAGGTGGATGCGAACGCATAGCGAACGCAATGCGAACGGTATGCTAACCAATAACCAATATCCAATAACCAATATCCATAAGCCAAAAGGGTTAGCCAAGGTAACGGTTGGCGGGGTGTTGAGCGTTGTAGCCAAGAGAACCGACGATGGGCGATGAAACCATGTACCCGAGCGCGGCGAAGTCCGGCCCGCAGGGTCAGCCGGACGAGCGGAGCGCGAGAGGGATAAAGCAGTCGGCTGACTATTGGGCCTCGGCAGTATTAGAAACGCCGCTGAACCGTTTGCGGTATTACGATGCCTTGATCGCTCGCCCCGGCTACCTTGACGGGCCGGGGCAGCGCGAGGCAGTTAAGGCGCGTATCGGTGAACTTATCCGCGAGACTGACGCTGCCGCCATTCTTGGCGAACCGTCGTTAGTTGGAATGGTAAGATTTTTATTCGGAGAAAGAGGTTTAGCGAGGCTGAAGGAACGTGCGAAAGCCGCTAACGGATGACGAGATTGCAGCCCTATGGCCCGGTTTAGTGTGCTACAAATCAGTTTATGAGTTTGCCCGTGCTATTGAGAAACACCACGCCATTACCGAAGAAGATTCGGGTATGCAAAGAGTGCAAGCAGACGTTCGTGACACCGGAAACCCTGCGGAAACATCGCAGAATTGACGGGAACTGCCGTAGTGTTGAGCAACTCAAGGCGGTGGGGTTTGTAGAGACACCGAAGGGCTGGAAAATGACCATCATCCCGCCGAACAGCAACCGATGAGTTGGCTACCGACCCTTTTAGTCGCGGCGGTGTGTTATCTCACGACCACCGTTCTCGGCGGGACGTTGATGGATGCTGTGTTGATGTACCTTCTCCTCGTCATCGCAAACCGATGAGATACGCCCGACGTAGGGACGCGAACGACAGCGAGATTGGGCAAGCCCTGACAGCGGCAGGGTTTACCGTCCACGATTTTGCTGGGGCGGGATATGTCCCTGACAGGCTTGTGACGCGCCCGCTGCCTGATAGGCGGCTGTGGGTGTGTTGGGTAGAGATCAAGGTCAAGACCGGCAAACTACGCCCGACCCAAGAAAAGTTCCAAGAGATATTTGAGCCGAGGGGCGAGTTCTACGTCGCCCGTGACGCACAGATCGCGGTTGTGGAACTTACCCAGCGTTGGCTGGAGGCGTGTGGTCCGGGAGAGGGCTGACGACCACCCAGAACCCCGGCCCCATCAGCCGATGGGCTTGAAGGTGCAGAATCTCAAACCGCTTGCAGAGGTGCGGGAGCCACCAATACGGGAGTGCTTGGATGAGATGGGCGTTACGGCCATCCGATAACACTTTGGTCGCTGGCCCGGTATGGATACTAAAAAACCCAAAACGGGTCACGATCCGCATTAAATCATCCAGCACCGCATCAAGTCGGTCAGGTTCAATGTGTTCTAGTACGTCAATGCAACACACGAGGTCAGCCGGGTTGGGCTCACCATACTCGGGAAACACAGGGTCATACGCCGAGTAACGGAACTCTAAACGCTCAACCTCTAGCGCACGGCGAAGGTTTTGTTTCCCTGCACCGTAATCGTGAATAGATTTCCAGCCGTTGTCGCGCATGAGTTTGGCGACGATCGGAGCAAAGACAATGGAAGCCACGCCATAGTCCGGGTTTTCGTGGAGTTTCTGCTGCTCTGCAAGGTAGTTATCGGAAATTGTTTCCATGCTTGCAACCTTAACATAAACTCTATAGCCTCGGATTTAAGCCTATTCTTGGGGTAATTCCATGCCTGACACTCGTAAAGAAAAACTGATGGCCGCGCTGGATGCGTTAGACGACGAAAGCGAAGCCCACGAAAAAGCCGAAGAAAAGGACGAGGACGAGGGCAAGAAGCCCAAGCGCAAGACTAAAAAGTCCAGCCTTTACGAGATGATGAAGTAATGGCCAGCCACGACAAGTCAGCCGGGGTATTTGTTGCCACGATGCTGCACAGCGCCACGGTCGCTCACTTGCAGCACCTTGCCACCAAGTCCTACGCGCAGCACAAGGCACTCGGTAACTATTACGCCGCGATCCCTGACCTCGTGGACGCATGGGCTGAGGGCTATCAGGGTCGCTACGGGCTAATCACGAACTACCCGACCGAAACGCACAGCCACAAAGACCCTAAGGCTTACGCCGACAAACTGATGGCGTTCCTTGACGAAATGCGCGAGGTACTCCCGAAAGACCCCGAACTCGTCAACCTGTTTGATTCGGTCGTGGACGAAGTGTTGTCTCTACGCTACAAGTTGACCAATCTCGCATAAACATGCCAGTACGCCGCGAACAAGTCGCAGCCGCACTCAAGTACCTTGGTGACAAGGCCGACGTAAAACGCCG